ATTGCTGTTGCCGTCCTTGTCCATGCAGCCCGCCCTGTTCAGGTAGGCGGGGAAGAATATGGTGAAGAACGGCCTCCCCTGCCCCTCCTTGTCGTACACGTTGGGCAGGGGGTTCATGTTGTAGCCCTTGGGGTTGTACATTATCTCCTGCAGCGAGGTGAAGTCTGACATGTCGTCGCCGGCAGTGCCGTAGAGCCACAGCAGCCCGAACACCTCGCCGCCGTCCTCGACGGAGGGCCTTATCATCTGGTACAGGCTCAGCAGGTTCGAGAATATTCCCGCCTCCTCCACAAGGTACAGCACTCCGCGAGTTCCGTTCAGCTTGGTCTGGTCATCCCCGGACGTGATGCCCATCACGGAGTTCAGCGACCCTTTCCTCACGCCTGTGCTCTTGTCCTTGTAGCCCATCTCCCAGCGCAGGCTCTGCGCCGAGTCAACGAGCCTGTGAGAGGCGAACTGGGTGTTGCTGGCGCAGAAGTCTATGTTGTTCACGAACATGTTGAGTATCTGGTTGGCCCCGTATATGTACTTCCTGTCGGCGGCGGTGACAACGCACTGCACCTTCCTGTCCACCTCGCGGCTCTCTCCCAAGATGAAGCGCTTGGCGAGCATGGCGGCGCCGCTGTACGACTTGCCCTTGCCGCGAGCCGCCAGCATGGCTCCGTGACGGCCATTGCGCCTCGCGTCAGCCAGGTAGCGGTACATGAGGAAGTGGCCGTCCCAGAAGTCAGGGAAGTCAACGACGCGCATGGCCCCTCCGCCCTTCCCCTTCCTGCTGCGCTGGATGGGGCAGTAGTTGAGGAAGAAGTACTGGTCTCCCGTGACCCACATCCCCGTGCTTGGGTCGGTCAGCCCCTCCAAGCAGCGCCGCCTCTCCTCCCTGAGCCACTTCCCGTACTCCGAGCTGGGGTTGGCGTTGGGCCTCAGGGGGCTGTACCGCCGCGTAAGCCGGTAGGCTGCGGCGCTCCGCCTGAAGTAGTCCGTGTTCTCCAGTATGGGAGGCCTGGTCACGTCTATGACGGCCCTGCCGTCGCCGTCCCTGGGCAGCTCCGACACCCTCGGCCTGTCCTTGCCCACAAGCCACCTTATGAAAGGCACGTTGTTCAGATAGTCGTAGAACTGCTCCCGCACCTCCTGCGGGCAGCTGTCTATTCCGAGCTCCTCCGCGCCGCTCTGGCAATCGTTAAACTCCATCTCCGCTCTTCCTCCTTATTACTTCAGTCTATCATTGTCCAAAGCTCCGTGAACTGCCCGAAGTCGGGCATCACCGCGAACTCCCCGTAGGCCTTCCCCCAGGAGTTCCTTATGAGGAAGCCCTCCGCAGTCCAGCCTATGACGGCCACGGCGTGGCCTCCCAGGCTCTGGCCGCCCTCCCAGAACTCCCTCTTCGAGCCGTCCCTCACGACCATCCCCGCCGCGCAGGGGCCGTTCATCAGCACGGCGGTCTTCAGGGCCAGCTCCGACCCCACCGTGCCGTACTCCCTGATGGCCTTCTCGCGCTTCAGGTATTCCAAGGCGCCCTTGAAGGACATTCCGTCCGCGCCGCCACCGCCGCCCCTGAATATCCCCATGAGGTCAACATGGTTGTCCCTCGCGGAGTTCCCGTCCCTCAGGTTGGCGTTCCAGTTGAGGAACGCCGACAGGGAGCAGGGCACGCAAATAGGCCTGCTCCCCTGGTCCAGGACCGGAGGCAGCGCGTACATGAACCGCTCAGGCACTCGGCTCACCCTCCTGTACCGCATTTCAGTCCCGTCCAGCGGGGACTCCTTCAGTCCGTAAATCATCTGCTTGCCCTTTTGGTCACGTTGAACACGCCGTCACTCTCCCTGTATATCCTGTACGTCCTGGCGGAGTCCGCCCACAGGTACATATATCCCACGCCCCTAACGTACAGGCTGTCCCATGAGCGCGGGGAGGGGATGCCGTCAGCCGCGCAGACGCTGTCAACCTGCGCCGCGTTCATGGGCACGCTGTACGCCTCCGTCTGCGCGGTTCCCCTCAGCGCCGTCTGCGCTCCGCATCCGGCCAGCGGCGGCAATAACAAGAATAATAACGCTCTCATAGCCTTGCGAGTTAAATGTCTCCGCAAAGATAGGGGTCTGCGGCCTGCCGCCAAAGGCTCTAAGGAAACCGCTTAGAAGAACAAAGGAACCTGATAAAAAAGAAAAGGCTGAAACCTTCCATGCTTCAGCCCTAATCCGGATTCTTCCGTATGCCTGCGAGAGAGCGTCAAGCGTTAAGCGTCCATACACCGCCTTTGCCTTTTCTGATGACACCCAACAACCTCAAAAGTTCGTGCATGGTAGTGACGGACTCACAAAACTCTCCTCCATCGTTTTTCTTCCTTTGATGGATGCTTTTTGCTCGGTTATAGGCGTTGACTATACGCCTTTCGCCATTTTGCGGATCAACAGCCAACATAAGCTCAAAGAAATCCTCTCCGACTCTTTTGCCGTCGCTGCCATATTCAGCTATATGACTATTTGTCCTCTTGTTGTACTGCTTTATGCAGGCATTTATCATGTCAATCTGCGCTTTTGAATGGCTGTTTGCTTTCATGGGAATGGGAGAACCGTCATGATCGTAAAAGTGAAGGGCAAACCAATACTCTATGCACATATTGGAAAAAGCCACATTGAAACCGTAACGTCTTGCCAATCTAACGCTCTCGGCAAAGTCTTGGTGACCATCACAGTCATACATAAGCCATTTCTGGCTATATTTCTCCCTTGCCTTTTGTGGGAGACAGTTGTATTTTTTGTTCGCTTCCTCCACAAACTCAATGCAAGAGCCTATGCCATGGCCTTTTTCCACAACAGGCATCAATCGGCAGCGATTATTCTTGAGCAAGCTGCAGTAACTATATTCAGTGTTTTCCCCCTCAACATATATTATAGCTTTGCTGACGGTTCTTGAGGCGGTGCCTTGCCTTCCGACATACGAATACGAATGATTCCTGCTCATGGCTCTTCTGTATTAAACAGCCTCATAACCACATTCCTGTCCAAGTAAGGAGTGCCGCCCAACTCGCCGTTGAGATAGTGTTCGTCCAATCGTGAGCGCAAGTCATCTCTGAAATCTGTAAGAGGCACTAATGAAGACTCGCCGTAACGATTCTTGTTTACTATAAATATCTGCTGTTTGGTAAAAAGCCTCTTCCTTTCCTCTGTCCTGCAATTCAATAACGAGACATTCTGCGTGTTTATTATCAGCTGGGCAGTGGTATTGCATTCATAAAACAATTCAATGATTAACTTTGCGACTGACGGATGCACGCCACTGTCAAACTCGTCAATAAAGAGCACGCTTCCCCTCTTTATCGATGAGATGATAGCCCAGCTGATCCAAAAAAGCCTGTTTGTGCCGTAAGACTCGTCTCTTTCCATTGACAGCCACACATTACCCACTCTCTCATACAAGCCATTATATAGCTTGTGAGCCATGTTAACGCCGTCATATACTGTGCCTTTCATCTTGTCCGCCCCTATGATGGCCTTTATCTTGTCGGGGACATCCTCCACCTTTATCTCGTGCAGCTGGGCATCCTCAATATTGATGTCAAAGGCTTTCAGAAAGTTTACGATTTCCCTTTTCCTGACTTTATCTGCCATCATAGGGACAGAATATGACTCATTAGGCGTTCGGATGTCGTTGGCGGAGATAACCACAGCCCTTTTAAACCAATCAACCACCTTATTGGCCAGAGGCTCGTTAAACGTCTGCAGCACTGACAAGAAGCCTGAAGCCTCCGACACCATGTCCGCAGAGATTATGCTGTTGGCAATCTTTGCGCTGATTTGTTCCTTATTATATTTTATAGACTTGCTCCCTTCACGTTCAAACACGTTTATCTCCCTTCGTCTCTTCATGTAGAGCCATTCGGACACTATTCTCTCCGCTGTCAGTTCCACGCCGTAGCGATACTGTGTATCATCTATCAGGAATACAACCTCAAAAAAAGATGTTTTATCAGCCATGCCGGCGTTCAGCCTAAAAGTGTCGTAAGAGATTTTCCAATAGTCGAGAACTGGAATACGATTGCCTGTTTTGGGAGGACATACAAAAGTCTTCAAGAACCGAAACGCCTCAAACAGTTTTGTCTTGCCACTGGCGTTGGCTCCATACAAAACAGCTGTCTTGGCTACCTTAGAGCCTTTCACACAAGTGTGAGAGTAGTAATTATTCTTTGCTGTGCCTGAAGTTTGAAGGTTAAGCACAACCTCATCCTTAAAACTCTTATAGTTGTTAAAAGAAAACTGTATCAGCATAACTCCTAAAATTAGATGTTAGTCCTCCGTAAAGGATTTTATTGTTAATTCGATAGCAAAGTTAATATAAAAAGTTCAATTTGGGGTGTCTTATTGCCAATTTTTGCAATATTTTGCGAAAATCCGATTTAACGCGGCCGATTTAATGGTTGTTCAGGTTATTTCGGTTTCCGCGCTCTTGGGATTTGCAGGGAAAGAAAAGCCGCTCGGAAGCGGCTCTATGTCCTGCAAGAAAGCAGGACGTTGCTTTTAATGCTGCAAAGCATAAGGACTGTTTTCCTACCAGCCAAATTTTCAAGGGACAAACTCTGAATTATTTTTGGTTACAGTCAAAAAACGTGCTCACTGTTTGCAATGTTTTTATGATTTCAGCACAATCAAGTCAAAATACATCAGGCGTGTTCTCTTATATTCAGGCTCTAAATCCAGCTCCATGTATTCAATCTCGTCTTCAATGTTGTTAAAGATAAATCTGAAGCCGTTGCGTGTGTAAAAATCCAATACTTTGGGGTGATTGATAGCGTCAATAATGAGGTAGCGGCATCCCGTTTTGTTCTTTGGCGAGAGAAACCATGCCTTTATAAAATTCAGCATCTCATCTCCGATACCAAGATGGTTATACCCATCAAACACGGCAAGTTGCCCAACCAAGACCGCAGGATGTTGAACCTTGCGCTTGACAAACGGCACGTTTTTGTTGATTCTCCTTTGTATGTTTTTCGGAAATCTGTCCACGGGCAGCATTGAGTTGGAAACTGTAAACGCCGACACTAATTTTTGTTCGCCGTCTTTTGTGAAGAACCCATACGATTTCCCAAACAACTGTTCCGCGAACAATTTGTAATCATTCGCGAAGAACTCCTCAATATCCTTGTCATTCTTGCAAGAAAAAGGAGAGCATTGCTGTATCAGCTCTTCATTTAGCTCTGACAGGGCACAGTGTTCTTTAAGAAAGCCCATGCTTTATCTTGAATTGTTTAGAACGTTCAAGAATCGTCTCCATGTCCCGCATTTGCTGCGAAAAGTCCACAGAGCCTCTTTTCGCCTCGTTCTCGCGGGCGATTTTCTCGAATTTCTCTGCGACCTCGCCTGTCAGCGTCGGTATTGGTTTGATGTAGATGGCCATAATCACTTGCGTTTTTATTCTGCCGCAAAGATACAAACTTTTTCTTCAAAGTCCGCAAAACAACAACATTTCTTTTGATTTCAAGGATTTTTCAGTACCTTTGCAATCGGAATTATCCAGTGCTCTTGACGGCCACGGCTTTCATACAGCACTATAAAAGGAACGGATAAGGGGTTGTCGCAAAAGACAACCCCTTATTGTTGCAAGGAACTCCAGGCTTTAACATTTAACCTAACACTTGTCTGCCGCAAGCCTGTACCAATCTTGCCTAAAATAGTACGTGGATACTTTTACTATAACCTCCGTATGTTTTTACATAAATTTAAATTCTTTTTCCAACCATATCTTCATTATTGGATCTGAAATAAAAACTTTGTTTTTTTCCGTTTCAATGAGCTCTTTCCTTATCAAAGCCTTTTTTATGGCACTGATATTTGCCGATGTTCCCAATTGATATTTTTGTAAAATCTCCTGTCGCGTAAATTCACTCTTTACCCCATCAGTTACAGCATGTAAAAAATTCATTTGGTAGGAGGTAAGGCTTTCTGTCTGCTTTTCAAACAATGGCGTATTTTGATCTAAAATATCTTGACAGGCATCTTGTATGTCAGAGTCCGTAACATTTTTATCTGCATGTACCCAAACCAACCATGCGAGTTGTTGGACGTAAGAAGAATGGTTACTTGCAATCCTACATATTTGTTCAGCCTTCTCCTGTGCTATAGATTTGCCTGTAATCGTGAACCTGCTGCAGATATAGTCTATCCAATCCCGTGTACTTATCTTTTGCAGATAAACCACATCGCCAAATTTATAAAAAGGAAGACTCTTTCTTTCAAAAAGTTCATTCATTAAATGCTTTTTACTTCCGAATAAACAGTATGACACTTTATCCTGCAACTGCCAAAAAGAACGTAATTTCTTTTGAAATGTTTTGGAATCCTTAAATTCAGATATTTGCTGAAACTCGTCTATACAGACCACAATGGAATACTTCTTTTCTTCAGCTATCCTCTCTGGAAGAAACAGTATGTCGTCAACGTCATTTCTCTTTGGGTTTAACTCAAAAGATACGGAAAAATCAGTCATAGGATCTGACCCAAAAGTGATTTTGGGACTCAAACGAGAAAGAAAAGACTTGGCAGCCTCTATCCATTCCTCTAATTTTGAGGATGTCTGACGGAGAATGGCAGAGGCAAACATGTTATAAAAGTCATTTTCACTTCTACAAGAGAATATATCAATATGTACAACCTTTAGTGTGCTGGATTGCACTAAATCAGACACTTTCTTTACCAATGATGTTTTTCCCCAGCGACGCGGGGAAATTAAGATGGTATTTATGCCATATTTAAAATTGTATTCCAAACGCTTGGTCTCTTCTTTGCGATCTGTAAAATTCTCCCCAGAGGTTGCGACACCAAATACAAAAGGCTTTTTCTCCATGTCTTTTTTTTGTTTCTATGCCGCAAAGATAATTAAAATTTTCCTTACTAACAAACTTCTTACTAAGAACTTTCTTACTAAGAACTTTCTTACTAAAATAATTCTTTACATTATAACTCCATTGCCTCCGCTTCCTTAATGCGTCTTTAGGATGCCATCCCTTTGTTAATTTGCAGCCACATTAACCTACCTGTCATTTTTTTAAATAAATAAGCCCCCTATATGGGGGCGGGCCTCGGTGTTTCCCAACCGAGGGGGATAATCACTACGCAAAGATAAGTCTTTTTTCACAAAACGCCAAATCTTAATAAGTTTAAAAAAATAAAAAACAAAACGGCTCTATGCCAGATCTTCCCAACGGCCTTTCATTTTATTCACTTAATGCTCCAACGCTTATGCCTAAAGGCAATCCAACTTTCAAATAGTTTAATGGATCTTTCCAGTCAATGCGCGTCTTTCCCTTTTCTCTTAAATTATTGATGTATAATCTTTTGAGTGACTTCCTCTTTCTTTCAATGCCTTTAATCATAAATAATTATTTCAATAAACTCTCTGTCTTTAAATACATAGTTTGTACCATTTATAGGATTTGGATACAATGCTCCGCACTCTGTGGCATAAATAATTCCAGCATAATCTACTGGTATAGACTTATCTATATAAAGAACAAGTTTGCCTTCATTATTCCAATATGGGCCAAAAAGAGAATAGCCATTAATCACAATCCAATTCATTCCAGGTAAAGGAATATCAGAAATTTCCCAGTCGTTATTTATATACTGCACAATCGCACTATTATCATTAAGACAATTCTGCAATCGCATATTAGCTCTTTCTAAAAAGGATGTTAATGCCATATCTGCTGTATTTTTTGCAAAAATAAATATAATTGTAAATATAAACAATTTTATTTATCTTTATCACCCATATAGCTCATTCCTGTTATAACCCCAGAAGGAGTTAGAAATTTGTTTAAAAAGTTCTTCAAGTCTTTTGCCGAATACAACATTCCTAAATCTTGCAGTTGCTGGGGCGCATTGTCCGCAATGAAACTGTCCGAATATGTGTTGTCTCGAAAAATATAGTCATGGCTTGCTCCTTCACACTGCTCTGGCCTTGCTGCTATGCACGAAGAAGCACACAGAAGTGTCCGCGCTTATGCCATCTTTTGCGGGATCGACCTGCACGCTGAACCTCAACCTGCTTCTTTGCGATATAGTGCCTTTAAAGAAGTACTCAGGATTCAGCATATATTCTCCTCTGCACATTTTGATAAGAAACCCTTTCTTCCTTAATGCACTGAACGCCACGTCAATGCTGTTATCTGTAGCAGTGGGCATACATGTCTTTACATAAGCCTTGAATCTTTCATTGTTGGTTATAGTGTTTCCTGCTGTAGTGGATACAGGGTTAAAGGATGAGAATTTCCAGCAGCATATCAGTACCTTTAGATAAGAGCCCTTCAGCTTCATTATCTGAGGCATACAGCTGAAGAATACCATTATAAACTCATCTATACTGACTTTTTTAGTCATATTGAAATCCAGTAACTCCCCTGTGTGCTTATCCACTAACGAGTAGTCCTCTGACTTTGTTGTAACATAAGTCTGTGCCATAGCATCTTTTTGTTGCAAAAATAATAAAAAACTTTAAGTCCTGCAAATTCCTTACCAAAAAGATAAGCTGCACTTAAATAAATCAAGTACACCTTAACTTTTTGATAAGTTTTTGACACACTTCCTTATCATATAGTAAGCCATCCTTATTATATGGTAAGGAACACTTACTATATGGCAAGGATGATTTCTTTTAAATCATTGATAATTAATATTTTAACTCACTTGCTTCTTCTTTCTTTCGTTCTGAACTCCACTGCTTTCATTTTTATATAAGCAACAAAAGTTATTAAAATCTTCAGAATGTTTTTTCTTCTTTGAGGCTTTCAAATAAGCTCTTGAAACCATGCAAAAGAAAATGCCTCACTATCGGGGAGTATATCTCCATTTGTTTTGCCGCAAACTTTATCTCGCCCTCCTCAGGCATTGCGGGGTGAGGCTCCACACACATAATGTTTAACACGTAATCATCCTTTTTGCTTACCTGAACAGCCGCTTTAATGGCCTCTAACGTGTGGTCTCTTATAAAAGCCTCTATTTCCTTGTCACTCTTAAAATCGCAGAGATGCAGTCCGAAAGCTGTGAGGTCCGGCAATCCGTCCGAGTAAATAACTGTCTCTCTGATGATGGTAAGGGTCTCGCCGTTCAGCCTCCTTATGGTACAACGTTCTTCTGGGTTATGGATATATTCAACAGGGTTCAAACAAATTCTGCCAGTGGGCTTTATCGAATCATTGTCCTTCAAGGGGGCAGGGGCTCTTTTCTCGAAAGGGTATGGCGGGCTGTACGTATTGGGCAGGAATGAAAACCTGTTGTATAGAAACAAAAAGACAGAGAAAAGCACGAAGGGGACAAGCCAAGACATAAGCAGCAAAATTTAATGTTTACAAGCCATTTGCTTCTTTCCAATTATACTCCGCCCAAGTTGCTGGATCATAAAAAACATTGCCGTATGGCATACGCTCAATCAATTCTATTTCCTTATTCGCTTTCGATATATCATCAACGACCCTGCCGTTGGGATAGGTGTAAGTATATCCTGACAACTCGTCCCAACTCATATTGAAGGGATTTAGATTGGCCATTCCGTAAAGCGTGTTAAGAGCATTGGCTTTTTCTTCTATAGGAGCGACACCTGCTTTCATTCCTGTCTGTTCCTCAAGCAGTCTGAAGTCAGCCAATGTTGGCAAGCCTCTTTGTGACTGAAGCCTTTGCTGCTCTGCGGCATAGTCCCGCCAGTGTGAAATACGCTTTGGAGACTTTCCAAAAGGAACATCCGCCTCCTGCTGGTACATCCTCCTCAACTTGGGACTGCTCAATGTGTTCATTCCCAAAGACCTTGCCCTGTCCAGAGTATTCACATCACCAGAAACGACAGTTACTTTATTTACAGGTTCTGTAACCTTGGTTCCATTTGCGAACATATCAGACGGCTCTATCGACTTCAAGGACGCTGGGAATGTCTGATTCAGAAAATCTTTTGTAGGGAAAATGTAAGCGTCAGCCCCGTCCCACCCTGACTTATGGGCGACGACGTTCCTGTCTAAAGTTATATTAGTGTGGGGATTTCCAAAATAGCCTTTTCCTCCTGTAAGGTCTGCTATCCCATTCTCAACATGGACATCTTCCCTAAGTTTTCGCATCGCGTCTCCAGGTATCCTCGCCTTGTCTGGCAGTCCAAACCTTCTTGCAGTTGTTCCCCATGCCTTATCCAGCCATGTGTCTCCCCAGTTACCAAACCTGCCGCCGAGAGTGGTGTATTTATCATAGAATGTTCCATTGTCATAAGCTGTTTGCAGAGCTTGCTTACCCAAGCTGTACACCTTATCCGCTCCTTTCGTCAGCTGATACCCCAACGGCATAAGCTCCAAAGCAGTCATCGCGTCTTCCGTGAGGCTCTTGCCGTATTCACCGTTCTTCAGCTTCTGCCCAGCGTCGGCGGCTCCCATAGCCGTAAGCCCCGCGTTAAAGTAAGGGTTGCCCAATAGTGATGTCACGCCCTGCCCTGCGGCAGTTCCCGCCGCCCAGTCCATAGCCGGGACCCACGCAGGAGCGGCGGCCACAGCGAAGGGGACAGCCCCTGCCGCATAGCCTAAGGTCGCCAGACCTGGATTGTCCCTCTCCCACGCGGCGTTGGCTTTTGCCCCCTCCAAGGCCTTGTCCGCCAAATGCTGGTTCTGCGCCCTGCCGAGACCCGCGTTGAGGGTGGCGTCGTTGCTTGCCATGACCTCGTTCTTGTAAGCCGTCCGCGCCCTGTCCAGAAGCGTGGGGGTTACAGTGACCTCGCCAATAGGGAACATCGTCCTGTCAACGTAATAGCGGGGGTCTTTCTCCGCCCCCATTCCCACGTTGGTCATGTCAACAAGCCACGTGCGGCTCTCCTCGTCCCCGCCATCATAGAACAGGTTTGGCATCTCCCTATGTGAGGGCTTTACGCGAGTTTCCCCTCCGTTGCCGAATGTCCTCGCCACGAAGGGCGCGTTATAGTCCGCCTTCGGCATGAAGGCTGGCGCGGCGTCCTCCTCAGGCGCACTGAGCATACTCTGCACGGCGAGCAGCCTCTCGTAGGGGGAAGGCTCTTGGACCGCAGGCTCTGCAGGAGTCTCCTGCGGCAATTCTGCACTGTTCTGTGATGGCGTTACCGTGGGGTATTCCCGCAGCCACTCGCCAGGCACAGGCTTCCCGAAAAGGGTTGCCCCGCTTGGGTAGGGAGTTCCTGTCAGCGGGGGGTTGTCAATCTTGGCGCTGAGCCTCTCCATCTCGGTGTCCCACAGGGCGTCCTGAACGCCCTGCCTTTCCCTCTCCCTGCGCTTTGCCAATCCCTTGAGCCTGCTGTCTCCAGAAGCCCACATGGACTTCTGTATGTCCTCGACGGAGCCGCTGCCTGAGTAGTAACGCTCCAGGGCTGGCACCACCCGCTTCCTGAAGTTCCCCGACCCCACGTTGTATGAGTACGAGTAAAGCCAGTCGGCGAGCTCCGGGTTGGACAGCACCTCGTCCCTTATGCCAACGGGCAGGGCGTCGGTGAAGTACTCGGCCTCCTTCTCGAAGCTGTTGTTCTTCCTTACTTTCTTTCCCGAAAGCGGGTCTGTGGTGCTTCTCGTCATGCTGTCTCCCTCCCATGAGGCTATCCTCTCCCTCATCCCCTTCGAGGGCATGAAGCCCCCTTTGGCGAACTCGTTGTAGGCATTCCTTATGTCGGCGAGGCTGGACACGCCGTTCCGCACAGCAGTTCCTATGTACGCGCTCTTCTCGCGCATGGAAAGGCCGTCCCACAGGGGAAGGGACTCCAGCGGGCCTCCGCCGTCCAGCCTGTTCTGCCAGCTCCTCCCCCACTCATTGTATCTCTCCCGCTCCTTCGCGGCATTGTCTATCGCTATCTTCATTCCGTCTTTCACATAGTCTCCTTTTCGGGGAGTGGCTTCCCTTTGGGATTTCCAGAACCTGTCATGGTTCTCGTTTCTCTCTGACACACCTTCTTGTTTGTAGTGTTCCCGCAAGGCCTCCTCAAACTTCTCATCATCAGAGCCGTAGTAAGCCCTCCTTAAAGGAGTGTCCCTGCGCAAAAGGCTTTTGTCGTCACCACGATACACCGCGCCTGCGGCCATAGCCTCCTTTTCTGGGGACATGCCGTACTTAACCCAGAAAGGAGTCCACTTTTCTATGATTCCCAAAGAATACGCTATGTGACCGTTCCTCAAGTCCCTCTCCTCTTGCTCGGACAGCCACTTTCTTGCGCCATGCGCAACCCCTTTGGCGGCTTTGTTATGCTTCACGTCTATGCCCATGCCACGGTTGTTGCTGTCATAAGCACTTGACTTGGGAGCGTACCACCTTCTGCTGGCCGCGTCATATCCTGCGCTGTCGGGGTTCTCTATAGCCCTTATGTATCTCCCTAACAGGGTCTTGTCATAGTTCGGTGTTGGCATATTATGGCTCTATTGTAAATATTATACGTTGATGATTTACTACGGTATCAAGAGTTCTGTCTGCATTCCTGACCAATTCGTACTCTGAAGAATTTGCAAGCCAGCTGTCTAATTCTTGTATCTGTTCATCCGTCAAGAAAAGTCTTTCCGCGTCCTCGCAAACTTCCTGCACGGTGCCTTTTCTTTCCGCATAAGGCTTCATGGGTATGCTGTCTCCCAAGTCGTAACGGTACCCCCTGCGGTAAGTCTCTGAGTCCGCCTTTGCCATCTCTATGGTGTGCAGCCTGCACTCCTCCGCAAGCCTCTTCGGCATGACATATTTCTTCCTCTTGGGCCTCTCCCAAGAGATGGTGTCCATAACCTTGATTACGGTGTCTTTTTCGGACACTGCGGGAGCTGCGGGTCTCCGCCCCTCGCATCCCGCCATGATCAAGACAGCCAATGCGACCGCCGTAAAAACAATGCTCTTCATAAACTTTATTTTTAAACTAAGCCGTTGCAAAGATAGTGATTTTATCCCCGCCTGCGCCAATCTTAACAGTTTAATTAGGTTAAATAACTTGTTTCTTTTCCCTTTTCGCTTGTGCGCGTCCTTGGCATGTGTTATCTTTGCGCCAGAAACAATGACGTGAGGCTATGGAAATTATATGCACTATTATAGGAACAGCAGCCACCATCCTGCCAGGAATATGGCTGATTATCAGAAAGCTGCAAAAATCAGCGGTTGACGACTATCGTCTTGGCAAAATGGAAAACGACGTGTCCCAGCTGGCACGTGACATGAAGGATGTAAAAACGGACTTGGTCGCGGTAAAGACAGTGCTTATACAGAAACACCCGAAGGTGACCGCTATGATGACGCAAAAGAAAAGTCCCAGAACGCTTAACGAGACAGGGAAATGGGTTGTGGAGCAAGTTAACGGCATTCAGTTCCTCACAGAGAACAAGGATTTCTTTTTCGAGAAAATAAAGGCAATGAAGCCAAAAACCGCGCTGGACGTGGAAAATGCCGCAAGATTCGCGTGCTTGGGATATACCGACAACGACATGTTCAACGGCATCAAGCTGTATGTGTACAATGCGCCGTCCCTTAAAATAAGGAGCAAAGAGGGGAAAGAAATGTCTTACGACCTGTCCTTGCCTGACGTGTGCTACGCGCTTAGCATACCCCTGAGGGACATGTACTTGGACGCGCACAAAGAAATCCCCAGATAACGTATCTTCGCGCAATTAAAATTAAGAATATTGGAAAAACGCGGCGGGCTTCAAAAATATGACAGAATAACTTGTTCTCTCAAAAAATAATTATTGCTTTTGCAAAGCCAAAGTGCCAATAAGGACTTGTCTCCTTATTTGCACTATAAAAAGGGGAAAATGGGGCTGCACACGATGACACAGCCCCTGCTTGTTTGCCAGTTTCTTTACTGCCTGCCTCACACCCCCCAGTCGGGGTTGTCCATTATGCTAAGCTCCTGCGTGCCGCGAGCCCTGCCCGTCTCCTCCGTCTCCTTCTGAACCGCCCTCTCCGCCTCCGAGAGGTCCTTCACCAGCTTGGGTATCATCGCCACCACGGTGGCGACAGTCTTCACGGCGCTCACCTTCTTGTCCTCGTCAAGCTCGTCGAAGTCTATGCCCTTGAGCACTCTCCTCACCTTGTCCACCACCATGTTGGTGTCCGCAAGGAGCACGCTCGACGGCGTGGTGTTCAGCTTCCTGTAGGCCGCCACCGCCTCCTTGAACTCCGCAGTGCAGCGGAAGTCCCTTATGCCCTCCTGCGAGAGGACCTCGGCGAGCCTGTCCCTCTCGTCAACGATGTACGAGTAGTTGCTGGCTGGCGAATACACGAAGTACAGCACGCTCATCTGCTCGTAGAACCTCTCCTTGCCCTTGCTCCTGTCCATGTTGAACAGCCTCCTTATGGGCCTCACCAGAAGGGCCTCGTCAGCCACCTTGACCTGGCAGTTGTCCAGTGTTATCAGCTTCATGCGATTTCAGACCGCCTCCTTACAGCATCAGTCCCTTTTCCGGAACCTCCACAAGGGGCTCGTCCCTCTCCTCGCCCTCGAAGGCGTACAGGACGTCCCTGTCGTTGAGCAGCAGGCACTCTTGCTGAGCGCCGTCCCTGTCCAGGGTTATCCACCTGAAGTCGAACCGCACGGTCTTGTTGTTGTCAAGGTCGTTCTGTATGGAGTTCTTGTCGTACCTCCTCACGGCGTAGTTGTCAACGTTTATCATCACCTTGTCCCCGACGCTGATGCCCCTGACGCTGCCGCCCACGGCGAGCACCGTCTGCCACAGCTTCAGGTCTCCCTTGTTGGCCACTATAAGGCCTCCTGAGCGCATGTCCTTCTCATACCTGTCGCCCGTCACCACTATGTTGGTGAACATGGGCCTCACTTCTGTTATTCGCAGCATTCTTGTCCTCCTTGTTATCCTGAATATGTTTGTGTCTCTCCCTCATGCTCCGCCACCTGCCGGGCTCCACCATGAGCTTGCCCACGCTCGGCACGCTGACATCGGGGCGCAGACTCGAAAACTCGCCGCCGCTGAGGTCCCCCTTCAGAGGAAGGGAGGCAATGTGCTCCCTCACCATCCTCCAGTACCCCCTGTACGCCCTGTCCACGGTCCTCGCCGGAAGCCCCGCTTCCTCCGACACCCGCGAGACCATCTCCCTGTAGCCTGTCATGACGGCGGCTCCGTCCTGAACAGCACCAGCAGCTGGAAGCGGCCCGTCTTGTCGTCCGCCTTCAGGTTGGGGACCAGCCTCGGATTGATGACGTTGTTGACTATCACCCTGCTCTTCTTCAGGTTGCTCATCACCACGTAGAAGTGCTCCTGGGTCATGCCGCACTCCTCTATGACCTTGCGCTTGACGCTGTCGCTCATCACCATCGCGTCCAGTATCGCGGGGTCTGAGATGCTGCGGCTCAGCTCGAAGCGCTGCTTCAGGAAGCAGGCGATGACGTCCGTCTCCCTGTTGGTCAGGTTGATCAGGGGCCTGAGGAACACGCACCACCAGCGGAAGAACTCGGTGTCCAGCCGGGTCTTTATCTCGACTATGTTGTTGGGCTTGCGGAGCTTGTCCATGGCTTACACCTCCCCGCCGCTTACCGCGCCTCCGCTCTCCCCGCCCCCGCCGGGAACTCCTAACGCTGACTTGATCTCGTCGGCGCAGTCCCCGACGAACTCGGCGCTGAAGCAGTCCTTGTTCTCCAGCACGAGGAACAGGCAGTCAAGCCTCTTGAAAAGGCTCGCCATGTCTCTCTCGCGCAGCCTGCCGGCCAGCTGCCTGTTCTGCTCGTAAAGCTGCATACAGTAGCCGTTCAGCTCCTCATAGGTGGCCTTCTTCCGTGTGTCCTGCGGCTGACCCTCGTCGCCCGCCCGGCTGTTCATTCCAATAACCTTAGCGGTTTTCTTCTCCTCTTCCATAACTCTCCTTTTTAATTGTCAATCACTTGCCGCCAGCCTCTCCCTCAGCTCGCCGAGCCTCTTGTCCCTGCAGGCCCTGTCGAAGAACAGCAGCGTCATTTCCGCCCTCGTCAGATAATCAGGGAAGGTCGGGTAGAAAGCCTTGATTATGCTCCTGCACCGGGGATGGCCGTAAAGCTCCTGCCTCAGCTCAGGGAGGGACATCCTGTATATGCGGCTCCTGCGGGGGTTCCCGCCACCTTCTACGAAGGGCCGCCCGTACCTCGCCTTGTACATCCTCTCCCAGTCCCCTATGCTCGCCTCGGCGCTCTCCGCGCAGCCGCAGTCCATGCAGTAGTCGGAGTCCTCAACGCCCTCTATGCTCCCTATGCGCAGGGAGTAGCAGCGGGGGCAGTACCTCACGGGCTCCAGGTCGTAGTCCTCGGCCGTGACTCTCATGGGCGTTCCTCCGCGCTCTTGTAGTACAGGAGGATGAAGGCCTCGTTCTCCCTCAGCACGCCCGCTATGTCCTCCCTCGCTATGCCCTCCCTGTTCGCCCTGCCTATGAGCTCCCTCAGCGTGGGGGAGTGCAGGGCCGCCAGAACTTGTGTGTTTTTCATGGCCTTGTCATTTTCTTTTGGACGCCGCCCTGCTCGCTGTCTTGACCCCGGCCGCCTTGTTCATGGCGAGGGCTCTCCTGTTAAGGTCCGAGGCCTGCCGCCTGGCCGCCTTGACGGCCCTGCCCATCCTGTCCCTGTCACTAAGTATCTCCTGATACCTCGCCATCGTGCGGGCGTCCTCCTCGGCCTGCCACTGGCGCTCCTGGTCGCTGACTTTTGAAACCATAGGCTGTGTGTTTTTCCTGTTATCCTTGTGAATACAGCCGCAAAGTTAAGAAATTCCCGCAAAACGGCAAAGGGCGGAAGGGAAGAAAATGAAATATTTAATATTGCTTAACTGTCTGGAAGCTAAAAAGAAAGGAAAGACTGTTAAGCCTTTCCTTTAACATGCTCTTCATGCCGTGTCATTTTCCCTGGCCTGCGCCCGCCTGCCTCCTCTTCAGAGCCATGTCATCGCGGTGCTTGGCCTTCTCGAAGTCCTGCTTCTCCCGCTCCTGTTTCATCTTGGCGTCGAACTGACGTATCTTCTCGTCAAGCTCCTTCTCCTGGAGGCGGTACCGCTGGTCTGCGGTGACGCTGTTGTCATCCTGCATCATAGCAAACCTCTTCTCCTCCGCCTGGCTGTTGACCTGCGCCACAAGGAGCTTGGTCTCGTTGTCCTCCTGGTGCATCAGGTAGTCCGTCTGCATCTTCTGACTCTCCGTCTGGGCCTGCTGCTCCAACTGCTGCATCTGCATCTGTTGCTGCTGTTGCTGCTGCTGTTGCTGCTGCTCCCTCACTCTCCGCTCGTTGGCCTCCACCATCCTCTGCTTCTCCGCCAGGGACGTGGTGGTGTACAGCCTCATCACAGTCGAGAAGTCGAGAAGCTGGTTCTGCAGGGCAGCCTGCGCCAGGGTGTCAAGCTTCTGGTTGAGCTCCTGCACGCCGTTGCTGTTGTCAACCGCAAGGCCATAGTCGCACTCGGCGAACTCATCGCCGTCAATGTCGGCCAGCCTCTCAGAGCCGTCCGAGAGAATGTAGCTGAACTTCTTGCTCTTGCCCTTCATGGCTATCTTGCAGGTTTCAAGCAGGCATTCCAGCACCCTTTTCTTCACGGACTCATGGGTGAAGAACAGCCACTCAGTGATATGGGATGACTGCAGGGTGGCTCTCTCCACGCCTCCCACCGTCTCCCTGTTGCTTATCTGCCCCTCGCGCTGCTTAGAGATGCCCGCCACGCCGCCCATGTGGGAGTCTATCACCTCTAACAAAGACAGATACTGCTGTATCTCGTTGCCCAGCCCCGCGTCTATCACGCCGGTGGAGGCGTTGTTCAGCCCTCCGGCCAGCTTGCCTGTGGCCGCTCCTATGTTGCCCTCCTTGAAGCTGTCCTCCACGGCTATGTTGTTGACCATGGCGTAGTACATCCACTTGTCCATCTTCCAGCCCTTCGGCACTTTGGCGAGGTCAAGGCGCATGATCTTGCCCCAGTTCTTCGCCAATAGCTTGTTGAGCCTGTCATGGATGATGTCATACAGGTAATTGTAGGGCTTCATCATGTCAACCATGCTGAAAGGCTCCTTGCCGTTGACGCTGTATATTGAGCCTATGATGCCAAAGTGGCACCTTGAGGGGTTGCTCAGCCTGTTGTACTGCACGGGCCTCGGCCTCATGCTCACGTATATGTCCGAGCCTATCTTGACTCCCTCCCACGCCTCGTTTATCCAGAAGGACTGCTCCTCTTCTCCTGCGTCATAGTCCGTAACGTATGTCTCAGGATAAAAGCTGAAACGCTCCTCGCCCGTCTCAGGGTCGTAGCTCTTCACCTTCTTTATCTTCCTCCTGGACTTCCAATAGACTTTCAGCACCCTTATGTTGCCCGCCATGTCGTAAGGCGAGAGCGACAGGTCGGTCTCGGCGTCGAACAGTGTCATGGGGTCGAAGGGGAAGCCTCCGTTGGCGGCGGCCTCGTCCCCCAACATGACCCCGTGCACAAAGCCGCGCCTGGGGTCTATGTTGTCCATCGAGTCGTAAAGGCCCGCGCCCTCCTGGTCAGGAGCTTTCTCGATGTACTCCATGTCCTTCTTCGACAGGCAGTCCCAGTAGGTGTCTATGACGCGGCCAGGTGACCAGTAGTCCTCTATGACTACCATGTCAGCGTCCTCGACCTTGTTGGAGCAGCCAGACCTCAGTATCCGCACCTTCATGGGGTCGAGCTTCTCTATGACCGGCTCCCCGCCCACAATGTCGCACTGGTAAAGCTCCTCCCCGACGGTCATCGCGTCAAGGAAGCCCTGGTTGAACAGCTGGGACACCTCCAGCTCCTTCATGTAGTGGTTGAGGAGCTGGTTCGCCCTTACCTCCCTCATGTCCTGCCACTCATACGTGAAGTAGTCCTGCAGCTTCTCCATCTCCTGATTGAACTGCTCCTCCGTCTGGGAAGTGTCCGCCACCGCCTGCTGGAGCTTCTCTATAAACTCCCGCCTCTTGCTCTCCTCTATTTCCGATACGGCGTTAGGATTGGTGACCGTCACCCTGAAGTCGAACACCCTCTTGCTCTCCTCTCCCCTCAGCACCTGCAGCTTCGAGTTCAGCACGGGATAGTGCTGTATCCCGTCAGGAATGAACTGGGTCTCCAGGTTGTAGGGGTTTACCAAGGCCTTCAGGTCGTCCATGTGCAGCCTGCCGTTGAGCAGGTCATAGTTTATCTTCATGCCGAGCACCGACTTCCTCGTGAGGGAGCAGCGCAGAAAGCTCTTGTCGTCCGCGAAGTCTATGTTCCTCTTCCTCCATGCCTTGTTCTTCCTGCTGAAGGGCAGCTGCTGGGGAGGGAACCCTGTGTTTACGCTTGCCATATAAAAGTCATTGTTTTACGGCGCGAATGTACTGAAAAAGGAGGCCCGCGCAAAGCTCCTGACAAAAACGCTTGGCTTCCCTTAGCGAAAGGCTAAGGGATTCTTGCTCACTTGATAATCTCCACGAACCTTGACACGCTGCTTCCCATCGCAGCCCCCAAGACCACGACAATGGGCGGATTGTCAAAAACCATTTTGTTGAAGCCGCCGAAAAGGTTTAACTTCGCTCTTTGACTTTGCGGGACTGCAACGCCTTTAAACCTATCATTTCTGGTGGGTTTAAAAATAAAAGTGGCAAAATTCGACCACTTTCAAGAAAAAGGCGTATCTTTGCAGCGTAAAAGTTATAAGGTATGGAAAACAATATCGAAAAGGCAAACTTCCTCTTCTACAAGTCAGAGGATGGAAGTGTCAGTGTGCAAGTTGTTCTTGAC